ATGAAAGAGAATTTAAAACCAATTGAGATTGCAAATAAAATAATAGAAGAATCAGGAATTAATGTTTTTGAAAATAATAGGAGAAAATATAATGTTGAAATGAGATCTTTGGTCTGTTATTTGCTAAGGGAAAAACTAAACATGAGATGGCTAAATATTGCTAAATTCTTCAATGATAATAATAAGACAATGACTCATGCGAGTTGCATACATGCTTTTAACAATTATAAGATGTATAAAAAAACGAATGAGAAATTAAAATATTTAGAAAATCTTTTCACATTTAAAAGCAATCTGACTATTGACCAAATTGACAGAGTTCATTATTTAGAAAACAAATGTAAATTGATGGAAAAAAAATATGATACTGATTTATTAAAATTGGTTTTAGATATTCCTGAAAGCAAAGAAGATGAAGCAGAGGAAAGAATTAAACTGATGATCAATGGATGGAATTGGAAAAAATAATTTAAAATTCGTTATATAAATATGAAACCTAATAGAATAAAAATATCTAAAATAAAATCTAATCCTGATAATCCTAGATTAATAAAAGATTATAAGTTTAGAAAATTAGTCAAGTCAATAGAAGAATTTCCTGAAATGTTAAAACTTAGACCAATTGTTGTAGATGAAAATAATATTATTCTGGGAGGGAATATGAGATACAAAGCTTGTATTGAAGCAGGATTAAAAGAGATTTATGTTATCCAGGCAGATGATTTAAGTGAGGATCAGAAAAAAGAATTTATAATAAAAGACAATTCTTCTTTTGGAGATTGGGATTGGGATGTTATTGCTAATGAATGGAATTTAGATTTAATTAATGATTGGGGTGTTGATTTACCTTTGAATGATCAGATTGATCAATTAGAAGATGATGATGAAATTGAATTACCTCAATCTGTTCAATTAGAGCCACCAAAAGAATATATATTAATCATGGCAGAACCTAATTCAGTTGATTGGGAGGAGTTAAAAGAAACATTAAAATTAAAAATGGTAAGGCGAGGAGGTTATAAAAAAGGAAGTGGCTTTGATGCAGTAAGTTTGGAAAGAGTTTTATATTGGGATGAATTTAAAAAAAGAATAAATGTTAGTAGCAGTACCAAGTAAAGGCAGAGCAGGTTTGACAACCACAAATAAGATATTACCTAATGCTACTTTTTTTATTCCTGAAAGTGAATATCATCAATATAAAGGATTAGTCAAAAATATAATCTGCATACCTAAGGAAGTGAGAGGAATAACACCTACAAGAAATTGGATCTTAAAAAACTCTAAGGATAAGTGGGTGGTTATGTTAGATGATGATGCAAAGAATGTAGGCTATAATTTTTTAGATAAAAGAAACACAAAAAAAGTAGAAGTAAAAGAGGAGGGATTCTGGATGGAAGAATTTTTAAAATACTTTGATTTAACTGAGCAATTAGGATATAAGATTTGGGGAACAAGGACAGAGAGCAGTCCAAGAGGAACATACCCATATAAACCTATACTAACAAGAACTTATGTTACAGCTTCATTAATGGGAATTATAAATGATGGAGAATATTATTTTGATGAGAATTTTGTAGTAAAAGAAGATTATGAAATTTGTCTCAGACATATAAAAGACAAAGGAGGAATTTTGGGAATAAGATATTTGCATTGGGAAAATGATCATTGGACTCAGGATGGAGGATGTAAAGATTATAGGACTATTGATATTGAGAAAAAAGCAATAAAAGATTTGATTAAATTATATCCATCAATGATTTCAAAAGTCAAAAGAAAAGCAAATGAATTTACAATAAAACTTAATTTATAATGGACAAAAGTAGACACATAAAAAAAGAATCAATGTTAAAAGCATTGGAGAAAAGTCTGGGAGTTGTTAATAGTGCTTGCAAGATAGCTGAGGTGCCTAGATCTACATTCTATAAATGGATGAAAGAGGATAAGGAGTTTGCTAATGAAGTGGAGGACATAGCAAATGTTGCATTAGATTTTGCAGAGAGTCAATTATATAAACAGATTGCAAGTAATTCAACAGCAGCTACAATTTTCTATTTAAAAACCAAAGGGAAAAAAAGAGGATATATTGAAAGACAGGAAATAACAGGAGCAGATGGAATGCCTACTAACTTTCAAATTGAGATAATTGGATCAAAAAAAGATAAGGACTAATATTGTTTATGATCATTTATTACTTTCAGAAAATAAGATCATAGTAGAACAGGGAGGGACTAGGTCTGGCAAGACTTATAATATTCTCCTATTCATCATTTTTGAGTATTGTACTCATAACAAAGGAAAGATTATTACAATATGCAGAAAGACATTTCCAAGTCTTAGAGCAACAGTTCTAAGGGACTTTCTTCAGATTCTTAGAGAGCATCAAATATATAGAGAGGAATATCATAATAAGAGTAATTCAGAATATAATCTATTTGGGAATTTAATTGAGTTCACATCCTTAGATCAATCTCAAAAGATTAGAGGAAGAAAGAGAGATCTGCTTTTTATTAATGAAGCTAACGAGTTATTCTGGGAGGATTGGCAACAATTAATATTCAGAACTCAGGAAAGGATAATAATTGATTTTAATCCATCAGATGAATACCATTGGATTTATGACAAAGTAATTACAAGAGAAGATTGCGAGTTTCATAAAACTACTTATTTAGATAATCCTTTTTTAGATGAATCAATCATTTCAGAGATTGAAAGGTTAAAAGATACAGATGAGCAGTATTGGCAGATTTATGGATTAGGAGAAAGATCTAGTTCTAGGAGAACAATATTTAGATACCAAGAGATTAATGAAATCCCAATAGAAGCAAAGTTAATAGCTTATGGAATGGATTTTGGTTACACAAATGACCCAACAACTTTAGTTTCTGTTTATAGTCAGGATTATAATCTTTATATTCATGAGCATCTTTATAGAACTCAAATGACTACAAATGATATTCATAAATTTCTAAGGTCTGAGAATCTTCATTCAAATCCTATTTATGCAGACTCAGCAGAGCCAAGATTAATAAGCGAACTCAGGAAGATGGGACACAATATTCATTCTAGTATTAAGGGCAGAGATTCTGTTAATGCAGGGATTGATCTATTAAAAAGATATAAAATCCATATTACAAGCAAATCTAATAATGCTATTCAGGAGTTTAGAAATTATAAATGGAAAGAAGATAAGTCAGGAAAACTCATAAATATAGCAGAGGATCTCCACAATCATATTATTGATCCATGTCGCTATGCTACTTATTCAATCTTATCTAGACCTAATTTTGGAAAATATGCAGTTCAATAAGTAATCCGAATTTACTGTTCGTATCACATTTTTATGTTTGTAGTATAATAAGCCATAAGGCACATAATTTAAAACCTAGAAATCGCAGAAACACAAAACACACATTTACAAATTGTTGAATTTTTATTAAGTGATGAAAATGAGACTAACAAATTTTATCAAATCTATGAACTTTATAAAAAAGTTTATTTTAATCAATCAAGCAGACACATTTCAGAATTAAACTCAGTTACTCATGATTGGGTTGTATCATGGATTGATAGTCATATTGCTGTATATTTAAAACCATACGAATCTCATAAAATAGATTATTATATTGGAATTGTATCAGATTTATTTTACGAAAAGTATCTCAAAGATTTTGGAGAATATCCAGATAATTGGTGGGAAAATTAGTATTAAATAAGGGAGATTAAAACCTCCCTTTTTTTATTTCTAAAAACTTTTTATTAAATTTTTTGTTTATAACCTAAATAATGTTATCTTTGAATATCAATGAGGGGGAAAGTTTAGGAGATGTCAGGTGCGAGCCCTGTAAAAATTAGATGTCGCTCTATCATAACCAAGATCCCTCTTTGATTTTAATAAGTTTAATAAAATAATAATTATGAGAACACAGGCAGATGATCTTAGAGATCAAATTAAGAAATTAGAATTAGCATTATATTATTCCTCTGATGAGAGTAAGCATAATGAATTGTATAATAAAATATGTGAAGCAAAAGACATATTACAAAATATTCAATAGATGTATAAATTAGATAAATATAAACAAAACCTTACTATTCAGGGGACACAGGTCTGGTCTTATTCCACTCATGTAGCTACAATAGCAGATGATAAATTATACCAATTAGGTTACTGGTCAATGACTACTCAAAAGCATATTAATTATGTAGCTGATCAGCTTGACTTAGATTTAATAAAATAATATCTTAAACCTATGGATCAAATAAGAAATTTAAAAGATCTGGAATATTATACAAATATGTATCTCAGCACAGGACTTGTCAAAAAGTGGAGAGATGCTAAACCTGATAATCCAGAATTAAAAAAGATAGCAAAGGCATTAGTAGAAATTACATTTTATGTGATGAATCTTCAGGATGATTTAGAAAAGAATAAAATCTTAGTTTCTGATTATAGATATGCTATGAATAAAGCTAAATTAGAATTGCAGGAATTGAAAGAAAATAAAGAAGAATATGAAATCTAGTTTTATTTTTGAAAATGATGAGTTTATTTTAGAGGTATTATATACTTATGAAAAAGGAATGGATGGAGATGGATGGCTAGTTCCTGATGATCCTGATGAATTAGAATATGAGAAAATTAATCTTATTGGAAAGATTGAGGAAGATGGATCAGAAACTATTTTTAATATGGAAATAGATGTGCAATATTTATTATCAAATGAAATTTTAGATTTAATAAATGATCAAATGCAATTAGATTTAGAAGAAAAAGATTATTTTAGATAAGTGATAATTTTGTTTTGGGTAAGGGGTTAAATGTCTTATGATGTTTAATCCCTTTTTTTTTTAGAAAAATTTGGCTTAACTTTCGTTATACTAATATAACAATATGAAAGCAAGGCTAAATATACCTAATCAACTATCAGAAATTACTCTTAGAAAATATCAGAAATTTGTAAAATTAAATACAGATGAGATTGATGATAGATTTCTTCAGGTCAAAATGATTGAGATCTTTTGTGAAGTAAGTCATGAGAATGTATTAAAAATTAAATTCTCTGATGCAGATAGAGTTACTGCTATTCTGGGAGATATGTTTACTCAGAAACCAGATCTTGTTACTAAATTTACATTGAATGGAATTGAATATGGATTTATTCCTGAATTAGATGAGATTAGTTTTGGAGAATATATTGATTTGGACACTTATTTAGGAGATTGGGAAAACATTCATACAGCTATGAATGTGCTTTATAGACCTATTGAAAGCACAAAAGGAGAAAGATATACTATAAAAGATTATGATGTAAGCACTAAAGAAAATCTATTAGATATGCCTTTAGATGCAGTCATTTCTTCAGTATTTTTTTTTTATCATTTAGGGAAAGACTTGTCAGTAGTTATGAATCGCTATTTGGCGAAGGAAGTAAAGAAAACACATTTTCAGCAAGATCAGGATTTAATGCTAAATGGGGATGGTATCAAGCAATTTTCTCACTCTCTAAGGGGGATCTTAGAAGATTTGAAAATATCACTCAATTAAAAGCACATGAGTGTTTAATGATGTTAGAATATATGAAAGAGAAAAATGAAATAGAAGCAAACGAAATAAAGAAAAAATATAAAAGATGAGCAATCAGGGAATAAGAGGTTTTTATCAATTAACAGAAACAATAAAAAATGAGTTGTTGAATAATGTTGATGTCAATACAGTTACAACAGGAACTTTGAGTAATGTTAATTTACAGAAGCAAGATATATTTCCTCTAAGTCATATAATTGTAAATAGTGTAACAGACTCAGAACAGACTTTATCTTTCAGTTTATCAATTTTAGCGATGGATATTGTAAGCAGAAGTAAGTTAGAAACTACTGACATCTTTGAGGGAAATAATAATGAACAAGATGTATTGAATACTCAATTAGCTGTTTTAAATAAGTTAATAATGGTCTTAAGAAAGGGCGATCTTCACAGAGATAAATATCAATTAATTGGAGATCCTACTTGTGAGCCATTTTATGATAGATTTGAAAATGAATTAGCAGGATGGACTGCTGATTTAGAAGTAGTAATTTATAATGATATAACTATTTGCTAATGGAATATCAGGAAGTCAAAGATGTTTTAGATGCATTTGGAGATGCAGTGATTGATCAAGCAAAAATCAATTTAAAAAAAACTGATAAAGCAGGAGGGAGTTTATATAAATCCTTAAAAAAAGATTTAACAGTTGAACAGGGCATTTTCTTATTAGACTTTTTAATGGAAGATTATGGAGTATTTCAGGATGCAGGGGTTTGGGGTGCAAAACCTAGTTTAGTAACAACTAAAAAATATAAAGGAAAACAGAAAGGAAGATCTACTAATTCTTTGTTTACAGGACCAAATGGAATTAAAAATAAATTCTCCTATTCCTCAAAAAAACCTCCTCTAGAGCCATTAATTAAATGGGCAAAATATAAGAAGATCAGATTTAGAGATAGTAAAGGTCAATTCAAAAAAGGGAATTATAAGACAATAGGATTTTGGTTACAAAAGAGAATATTTGCTCAGGGATTAAAACCTACTCAATTTTTCTCAAAAGCATTTAGAAAAGAATTTAAAAAATTACCTAGTGAATTGTTAGAAGCATTTAAAATAGATGTAGAAAGACAAATCATTTTAGGAACAAAACAATAAAATATGGCAGCAGGAATAAGATTAAGAAGTCCAAGATATAGAGATTCAGTTTGTACAGCAACACATTTGTCAGTACAGATGACTATTAAAATAAACAATGTTTTGAGATATACGATAATAAAAGATTCAGTAGCATCACAAAAAAATCTTTTTGAATATTCAGAATTATGCAGAGATTATATAAGCATAGATTGGACAGGTAGCTATTCTGGTTGGTCACCACAAGCAAGTTTAACAATATTAACAGACATAAAATATTTTGCAGGTGCTAATGGAACAGGATCTGAAGTGACTAGCAATATTACAGGAGGAGGACAAGTTACTCAAAATGGTTTTGATGCATATTCTAATTTTGTAGAGGGATATAATAAAAATATTGAAAATGAAGATACTGCAATTTCTAATTATACTGAGACAACAGGAGGAGCAAAAACATATACAG